TCCGCATTGACGGAGTAGCCGAAGCTGACTCTGACGGTACCACTGAATTATCAATTGCTGCTGATCAAGATGCCGGTTCCACCTTCATGAAGGACCTTCAAGGTTCATCTGTTGACGGTACTCCAGGCGGTGTTGCTCAAACTTTTACGCTAGGCCTAAAATCGTGGTTCGGTAACTTAATTCACTCAATGACTCTTGACTACGCAGGTACTACTGTTATCCAACAAACTCCTTGGCAGTCAATGTGGACAACTTTCGGCCTCATGACTACTTTAGGACTTTCTGACTTAGAGTTAAATGCCTCAACCATTGGGTTTTACCCTGACGTAGCAAACTCATGGTCATTCCAAGGTGCTGCTAGTGCTTCTGGTGAAGGAACATGTAACAACGTTAATGCAGGTATGCTCTTTTCTCAGGCTGACCCATCGACTGGTGCAAAGTCAGGAAACAGCGGAATGATCCAGAGACAAACAAAGACGTGGATTCACCCTGCAACCATTGCGGGAGGACAGGCTTCTTCTGGACAGGCTAAGCAGTACAAAGACCTTCTTTCTATCAATTCTATGGACCAACTGTACAGATCGCGTGTGCACTCAACATACCGATCTGCTACAGATGCATCTATTGTGTACCAAATTCAAGCACAAATTATGCTCAAGCACCTTCATCCTTTCTTTAGTCAAGTTCCACTTCTTAAGGGTGTCTTCTTCCGTTTGACTCTTAATCTTAACCAGCCTGAATTTGTTCTCTCAAGAAGTACAGCTAACGCTGTCAGTATTTCTACTATTATCAGTCCTCTTGGCGGTATTGTGCCAGTAATCGTCGGAAGCAGTGTAGACAACAGTTCTTCTTCTCTTCTCACCATCCCAACTAATCAAACGTCGTTCCAGGACAAGGTTGCTTTACTACCAGCAGGAAAGTATGGATTTAATCAACAACCAACCACAGCTCAAACCATGCGTGTAACACTGAACGTAGGTAACTCTATTATCAGCCAGACTCAGCAGAACGCAATTGGTGCCGTCACAACAAACCTTAACAGGTCATGCTTTCTTTACGTTCCCTCCTTTACGTTCAACCCCAGTTTCGAAGAAGCGTACTTGTCTAGACCTACTAAAAATATTGTGTACACTGACATCTACCAATTCACCACAACGGAAGTAGGACCATCAGGACAGTTCAACTTCCTTCTTACTAACGGTATCAGTAACGTCAAATCTGTACTAATCTTGCCATTCTTTAAGCAAATTAAAACAGACAACGAGTTAGGTGCTGTAGGTAGCGTAACTTACCCTGTTTACCAGTCACCTTTTGACCCTGCTGGAACTGGTCCAGTTAGTCCAATGGTTTCATTGAGAAACTTCAACGTTGTTGTTGCCGGTCAGAACATGATCTACAACACACAACAGTATAACTTCGAGCAGTTCTTGAACCAGTTGGTTGGAGTAAACTCAGTAAACGCAAATCTTACAGACGGTCTTACCAGTGGTTTAATCGACTTTATGGCTTGGCAACAATCTTACGGATACTACTATGTCAACTGCGCGAGGATGCTCCCGATTGACGAGGCAGTCCCCAAGTCCATCAGTATCCAAGGTACTAACTCCTCCGCCGGAACCATCCAATTTTTGACCTTCATAGAATATGGGGTCCAAGTATCCGTTGACGTACTAACAGGCGCAAGAGTGTAAATTTCCCCTAGTTACTTAATATTTTAAAAATTACTAATAAAATTTACTAATTTTCATTTCAGGAGCGTTAAGGACTGCAGGTATACGAACACATACTCTACAGTAAGACTCGGCGGTTATTCCTCCTAGGCAGCTGCTACAGTAAGCAAGTGGACATGTTGGACAGTATGACATACCCTCACACGCCATTAGACCGCACTGTTGGCAAGTGTGCCATGGGCAAATACACTCATCTACGAAGTAGTCAGATGACAAGCTATCGCTTTGTACGAAAGACCTGACTTTCTCTATTGATGCTATAGTGTTGTTCTCCATAAACTTGTAATATTCTTCCTTTATCAGAGGGAACTTTTTACAGCAGTGAAAAAAGTCCCAACACTTTCTGTGGTAAACTTTAGGGCACCCAGAAACACCGCATACTTTTGGTATATCCCCCTCTTCAATATCGAATTCCTCTTTGCATACGAAGCACCTGTCCTCTAGGGAGGGACTTCTACCACCGTCGTCACGAGAGAATCTATTCCAGTAATCGTACCAAACGCTCCTACTGTACTTTTCTTCGTTCTCTACTCCGTTGCCGAATTGTGTGTCAAGGAAAATAGCTGCTCTCTCTCTCTGGTCTTTTGAGAATGGAGGAGTGTAGTTTTTAACAGGAACGTAAGTCTTTCTTCTTTCCCTTTTCTTCTTTTGAACTATAGGCTCAGGTTGGTACCTCGGAGGAGGTTTCCTCGTTCTTGCTGCTAAGTCCATGAGTCTTGTTTCCGACGTATACGGATCCATGGGGTTCGATAGTGATCGACTGCAGTTTCCAGCGAGAAAACGACTGTCGTTTTTTTCTACAAAGAGACGACTAGGGGACATCCGGTACGACATGTGATTTATTTTCACTTCTACCCCTTGCTGTCTCTTTTTCTATAATATTTTTTTCTTCGCTGAAAATCTGAGTCTCACACAATCGAACCCATCAAATGTCAGATTTTTTTTACAACGAAAGATTCAACAAAATGGCAGACTACTACTTGAACGAAATCAGGCAAAAGAACGACGCTGTAAAGGGAGGATTCAAACAAATGGTGAAAGATCAGGCAACTCAGGAAATCGCTGATAATTTCCACCTGACATACCAAGAAGCAGAAGACGCTTTAGTTGTCATACACTCTAAGCAGTCAAAACTAGCAAATCTTCGCTTTCCTATTACGACAGCAGGTCTAAGGAAGTTGGCATACACAAGGACAGGAGCATTGGACTGCGTTGGCGAGAGAGTCATTCAGTGTGTCGATCCTCCCTTTTACTTCGTTGATTGGGTGTTTCAAAAGATGAACCTCCATTCTCCTTTTGTTGAGTTCGGCGTGATAAGAGAGAACCATAAGTGGAGAAGGTGCGAGTCGACAGGTATGTGGTTCTTCGACAAGAAACCACCTCTGACGTGCGACATAGAACTATGCACATCATGCCAACCCTTCTTTCCTGTGTACGAAACAATAAAAGAAGTTGAATTGAAGTTCTTTTATTGGGACAAGAAAGTAAAAAGTTACGACTGCTACACTAGGTACTATGCGAAGTTCTACGAAATCGCAAAAAAGAAGGCAATAGTACTTGACTTCGACAGTCCAGAACTGAAGTACATGTACTCTATGAGGGTTTTTCGCCTAATGGTCGCGAAGAGATACGCTACTGGTGATTTGCACTTCCGCTATTGTATTGCAGAAAGTTACGTAAAGGATTATCTCGATGCACACCATAGGATGCTTGATCAGCTCGCCGACTTGCCGATAAACCAGTCAACACAGATTGTGAATACTTGCTTGAATGATACAATAGTGATGGCGACGGAGGAGGAAGTGGCGAGGTGGATCAAGGATTACTTAAACAACCACCGTTATCTGCCTGATCTTGAAGGTTCTCTTGACTTCTCAGGTATTGCTTTCGATGCTCTGCCAATTAGGATCAAACTGTTGAAGGACACTTGCAGTTTGTCTGCTCCATGGCTGCTGAGAAATCACGTTGAGGCGCACGGTGACAATCCTGACAGTCTACGATTCTGTAGTTCCGTCGAAGTACACAGAGATATTCCCGTAGGTAGCCGCGTTTCAAGAATCAGGCTATTGGAGTACTTTCAAGATACAGTAAAGAAGAACTCTCTTGCTCTGGAGGAGCACAAAGGAGAGCACATCTACGTCTTTACTAAAGTGGACTGGTATTTGCCGATACCAGCTTTTGTAAAGATAGAGTCTGCTGCACAACTAGAGGAAGTATGGGAAGACGGAGAAGAAGAAGATGGTTGCTACATCAGACTACTGCACGACTTCAGCAAAAAGAGCCTTATAAATGGAGAGGAAGTAATCCATCACAAGAAAGGAGATGAAATCTACGTCAACTTGGAGCAAATGGACAACCACGATGACTATCCTTGGGAGATCTTCAACAGCGACAGAGAAATAGACGTTTACCTCTTCAGGGTAGAAGTTGGAGAGATGCTTCGCACATCCAGAAACCAAAAGTCTGACACAGTTCCAGAGGGCATGATCAGAGTGGAAATATGGAAGGAATTTGGAGCTTGGCACGGGCAGTACATGGATTTGCCTATTGCGAAGGAAATATTTGAAACTCCATGGGAGGAACTCGTTCATACTTCTCCTTGTGACTATAAGTGGTAGATTTATTTGTGTTCATTTTCTTCTCCTGTTTCTATTTCTTCATTGTCTATTGTTCCTATTAATTCCTTTGGTAAAGGGACTTCCTTTGGATTGTCTTTACTTAAGAAAAAGTGTTTTAAAATCCATTCGTTTTTGTGATAGTCTAGTGAGTGATTTAAGTCTTCGAAAGGAGAAAGGAATTCCTCTGTATCATTCTTAAGAGAAGAAGTGGCAAATCTCTTGTCGTTTATAAAGTGTGCCCATGCTAACTGGTACCACCCACACGCTTCATTTACTAAGCTCTGTACGTCTTTAGTTGGATGCCAAGGTGTCAGACCAAAATTCTCCTTGATGAGCTTCGATATAATTTTTGGAGGTCCTTTACCATAGCTGTCAAAGTACACGCATCCTTTGTGTCCGTTGTTAGTGGTTCTGCATTGGAATCCTACCCAGTGGGAGCCTTGGTTTCTTTCTCCATCGTCTCCTTCACCATCTTCTAAATTCACCATGTAGTACTTATTGGCTTTTATTTTCTTAGGAAGCAAGTCCTTAAAACCGCAGAACTCTAAGGGAATTCCCATTTTTGGTGCCAGTTTTTCTACTTGAGAGTTTGTCAACATTATATTATGTCTAAATATAATATTGCTCTTTATTTAATTTATGCGTAAATACCACTTCCTTCCATTCTTTCAGCTAGCTCTGGAGGAAATTCAGTGTGGAAGAAGAAGTTGCTAGAGTCAGCTTGGCTTCTTAAAGCAGGATTTCTCATGCACAAAAGGTTGCCTCCTGCACCTACATTAGTGATCGATGTCAAGTCGGCAGAGGATCCGATGGCACCACCAGCTACGAAGCCTCTCCCTCCTGGCTTTCTCATTCTTTCTACAAGGTCAATAGCTTGTCTTACTCTAGACTCACCTCTTTTTCTTGGTCTGTTTTCTCCTATGTCTTCAATGAGATCTACAACCTTTCTCTTAACACTACTACCAGCTACGAATCCATTTCCTGTCGGCCTGGGTTTACCCACAGCTCTTCTTGCTCGCTGTCCTGGTTTATTAGTGCGAGGACGGTACATACTAGCACCTGGGTCCATAGCAGGAGTCCCATCGTCACTGTCACTGTCACTGGCATCGCCGCTTGCACCAGACGGGCGGGTTCCTTTGGTAAACTTTTTGTACGCTGAGGATAGTGCGTCTTCTAGCTGACCTCTACCTGATGCGTACAGACCCTCACCGCTTGCAGCCGCGTCCATAGCCATGTTTGCAGCTTTAAAAGCAAGGTCTTGCACCTTTTTGTTGCTCGCAATGTGCTTGATCGCGTGTCCT